AATCTACCTGGTTTTGGATCATAACTTGCTTCTCTCCATAATCTTTGTGGTGGTTTACCTTCTTTCATTCTAGGTCGCACCATCAATGCTACAGATCTTGGATCTTCTACTTTTAACTGACCAGAGTTTTCAGGGGCTTTTACATAATAGACGCCAGACCACAAAGAGTTTGGATGTATGTGTGCTCTGTTCATACCACCTGGTGGATTAATGTTAGCCCACATATTACCTAAGAATGGTTCACTATCTAAATGTTCCTGCTCGTAAATTATATGCTGTGCTTCATACAAATTATCTACTAATCTTTTATATTCTGGTCTTTGATTCATATCAGTTGCTGAATGCCAACCTTGAATATTAGTTCTAGTCACACCTTTATCTTGATTAGACCAAGCAACAATATCTTTTTCTAATTGTACATTTAAAGATGGATCGTTGTGATCGAACATATAAATAGGTGTTGGAAAATGTAAATCTCTCATCATTTAAACGGTGTTCCTCCAAACCACATTACTAGTGATTTTCTATTTCCTTTGATAACTGGTTTTACTCTGTGTCTAATAAATGATGCAAAAAATACCGCGTGTCCTTGTTTTAGTTTTGCAATCTTACCTTCTGACATTAATTCTAAATCACCACCTTCAAACTCAGATTCAGGTGACAATAAACATGTCATAGATATTTTTCTTACAGGTGGTTCATGTTGCATGTTCACATCGTTATCAACATGCCAATCATAAAATCCTCCTTCAGGATATTCTGTATATTGTGCCATCTCAGTGATTGTCATTCCGTCAAAACCAAAATGATTGCCATTAGTTGCTTTCATCATTCGTTCAATATCTTTGTACATCTCAATCATTTTTTTAAATGGTATCCAACTAATATGTGACGTTCTAGTCTTAGTATCTATCACACCACCTTTAGTGCCTTGTTTATTTCCAACCTGTGCATCATTTCTAGGTTCAGCACGTCCTGCTGCAATAATTTTTTTACATTGTTCAGGTGTAAATAGTGGTGTTGTAGTTTCTACAATATAAGATTTCCAACGTGGTTCAGTTATCATACAGCTCCTCTGTTTTTTATTGGATCAAACTGTACATCACAGTTTGCAGCTAAACTTCTTCTAGTTTCATTGGTGCCATTAAATGGATAAACGCAGTGTCTCATATCATATGGAAAAACATAAAAGTCTCTAAGTTCCATAGGTGGTTGATAATCTATCTTTGCAAACTGACCATTACTAGCTCCTAATATTTGTAACCTACCATTTTGTGGAACCTCTGCATTTGAATATTCTCTACCATAACTAGATGGTAACTTTAAAATCATTACACTTGATAAACCTGTAAATAACATACCTCTATGAATATGTGCTGGATTGTATTCGTGTTCTTTCATTTCATTAACCCAAATAGAATTAATATGCATGTCATAGTCTCTGATTTTATTAAAAGCTAAATAATGATGAAATATTTTTATAAAATAATCTGTAACATTTCTTGGAAGTAAATTATGGTTTTTCATTTTTGTTTGATCTGCACCACCATAAAACAAACTATGTTCATTTTCTATCTTACCTACTAACTGTTTATTAGCAGCTGGTAGTCTATAAAAATTTTGTTCGTATATCTGATTGATCGCATTAAAAATATCAAGAGGCACTTGGTATTTTAAAATAGATTGACCTAAGAATACAAAATCAAATTTGATCTTTTGGCTTTCCATGTTGTGTGATCTGTTCTTTCTCTGTATAGCTTTGTTCTAATTCACCAGACTTTTTAATTCTTCGTAAAGAATCTAACTGTCCCATTACATTAAATATATCTGTATCAGATGAGTTGTTATTTAATGTTTTAGCTTTCTGTGCATATTGTAAACCATAAGATTCTAACTGGTGTTGATTAACATCTTTGTCATTGAATGAACCATCATTAAATTCTTTCTTTAACTTAGACCACATTTTAATTTCTCTCATTCTGTGTTTTGCAACTTTCTCCATAGAAGCTTTTGCAAATCTACATTCATCTAAATCTATTTGATATTTAGTTCTTTTGTATTCATCTTCTGGAAGAATAGCTTTTTCAATTTTATCTTCTAACCATTTAATCTTTGCTTCGTTTCTCCTGTAATCAAATGACAATGTCATTAAATTATCTAAGTATGTTGATTGTTCTCTAACACACTGCCAGTATTTTGCAGCTTTAGTTGGGTATCTATTATCTTGTAATACAGAAAATCTTGCTTCTGTTTCTGTTCTGAACATTTGTTTCTTGGTCCATGTATCACGTAGCTCGTCTACCATACCTTTGAACGCAGACAAATCTTCTGTCGTTAACAGATTATTTAAGTGAGCTTCTTCACCTTGTATAACTTCTTTCACATCTTTTTTCATAGCTTTATCCTTTATAATTAACTCTTATATATACTATTTAAAATGTATTACAAGATTTAAGATGATGATATTTTTTCAGTAACATGGCCATCACCGTACCATTCTTCTGTTGCGTTTGAAACTGAACCAGTGCTTCCAGCAGAACCTAAAGCACTAGTGCTACTAGATCCTGCAGCACCCATACCATTTCTAGAAGTATTCATATCTTGTGCTCTAGACCAATTTGTTCCATTCCAAGTTTCAGTAAAACTTACAGGTGACTCTCCAGGATTTTGTCCACCAAAACCTACAGCAGATGTTTGTGTGCCAGCTCCACCTTGTCCCATACGATTTCTTGCAATAATCATATCGTTTACTTCTGTCCAACTAGATCCATTCCATGATTCAGTAATACCAGTTAAAGCAGGACCTAAATTTCCTCCGAAAGCTAATGCTGCTGTTGAAGATCCAACACATACATTTTGATATCTAGCTGTGTTTAAATCACCAACCTCAGTCCAACTACTTCCATTCCATAATTCATTTAACGCAGAGGCGTTTGGAGCAAAACCACCAACAGCTATAACAGCTGTGTTATCGTTTCCTGTAGATGATAAAGCTCTTCTAGATTGATTTAAATCCGCAACCTCAGTCCAAGTGTATCCGTTCCATGATTCTACGATAGCTGTATTATTTCCTCCATCAGGAGTTCCTGCAACACAAAGAGCAGAAGTAGCACTTCCTGCTCCTGTAGTCTGTGCTCTTGCAGAATTCATATCATTAAGTTCAGCCCACGCAGTTCCATTATATTGTTCTGTATTAGCAGATCTAGTAGGATTGCTAATTTTTCCTGCAAAAAGTATTGCAGAGTCTCTATCTCCAGTGCTTGCACCTGTTTCTCTAGCAGTGTTTAAATTTGCACCACTAATCCAAGCACCTACATCAATATCAGCGTTCCATTCTTCTGTATTGTTTGTAGTAGAATTACCAAATGCTAAAGCTGAAGTATTTCCTCCATATCCTGCAGCACCTAATGCATTTCTAGCTATAGATAGATTATTTGTTTCTGTCCAAACAGCTCCATTCCATAATTCTGTGTTTGCTGTGAGAGCTGTTGCATCAAATCCACCAAACTTTAATGTAGCACTTTGTGTACCATTTCCTCCTGGTACTTCTACTTTTGTGTTCATATTGTTTACACTTGCCCAACTAGTTCCATTCCAAGCTTCTGTTGCTGTTGTACCATCTCCAGGTGTGTTATCATCTCCACCAAAATTAAGGGCTGATGTATTATCTGCACCTGATCCTGCTGTTTGGTTTTTTGCTACATTTAAATCTGCAACTTCTGTCCAACTAGAACCATTCCAGCTTTCAGTTATTGCAAAATAGTTTGTAGGTCCTGATTCTCCAGCATACGCTAAAGCAGATGTTTGTGTACCATTTCCTCCTGGTATTCTTCTTGCAGTATTTAAATCTGCAACTTCTGTCCAAGCGGAACCATTCCAACTTTCATTAATTGCAACTCTATTACTAGACCCATCGAATCCACCAAAAAATAAAGCAGATGTATTATCAACTCCTGATGCTGCTGCTTGTGATCTTGCAGTATTTAAATCTCCAACTTCTGTCCAACTAGAACCATTGTAAGATTCTGTTATTGCAGTAGCAGGATTTCCACCAATTGCAAGTGCAGCTGTTTGAATGCCTGCTCCTCCTACATAATTTCTATTTGTATTTAAATCTCCACCTGTAGACCAAGCATTACCAACAACCTGATTGAGTGTTTTAAGTTCACCTTCACTTTCGTTGTACCAAACTTGACCCGTAACTGTTGGGTCTGAAGTTACAACTTCAATATCTGTTCCAATTATTTCTTTGTACTTTGTCATTAACTTATTGTCTCCGTTCTTATTCCACTACCAATCCATTCTTCTGTTTTAGCTGTACTATTTCCTGCAGGGTCTTTTCCACTAAAAGATAAAGCTGAAGTTGATGTTCCTCCTCCTGTACCTAATGATACTCCTGCATTTAAGGTGTTTTCATTTGACCAATTTGACCCATTCCAAGATTCTGTATTAGTTACATTATCATCAGGTGGTCTTAAAGTTCCACCAAAAGATAAAGCTGCTGTAGAACTTCCTGCAGAGGCTAAGTTTGCTCTTGCATTATTCATGTCATTAATTTCTGTCCATGAAGTGCCATTCCAAGATTCCGTTAAAGCTAGACCTGGACCGTTTTGAGAAGGATCTTGAGATCTGCCCCCTGAACATAATGCTGCTGTTGCAACTCCTATGCTTCCTACATTATCTCTACCTTGATTTAAATCATTTACTTCTGTCCAACTAGATCCATTCCAAAGTTCTGTTGTTTTTGATAAAGGAGATGGAAAAGGTCCACCAAAACATAAAGCTGAAGTGCTATCTGCTCCTACACCACCCATTTGACCCCTAGCTGAATTTAAATCATTTACTTCAGTCCACGATGTTCCAGACCAAGACTCTGTGTTAGTTACAGTTGGAGAAGAAACTGATCCACCAAATGCTAATGCAGAAGTCGTTGTTCCTGCACCTTCAAGTCCTCTTCTACCTTGATTTAAATCATTTAATTCACCCCAAGCTGTTCCATTATATAATTCTGTTTCTCCCATATCAGGAGATGGGTTGCTACCACCAAAAGCCAACATTGCGGTTTCAACTCCAGATTTTGAAGCAGCTCTGTCACGGGCTGCAATATTCATATCAGCACTAGTGACCCAAACACCATATGCAAAATTTTTATTCCATTCTTCATTAATTGTTTTTGCACTTGGTGAACCAAAAGACAAAGCTGTTGTACCTGTTCCTGTAGCACCATTTAAAGATGTTACGTTATTTAAATCTGATGTTTCAGTAAATACAGCTCCGTTCCAAGATTCTGTTTGTGCTACTTCAGCTGAAGAAGGATTTACTCCTCCAACCGCTATACCATCACCTCCAGAAGTTCCAGCCCCTGCTAATGTATTTCTAGAAGTATTAATATCATTTACTTCAAACCAAGAAGTTCCATTCCATTCTTCAGTATTTGTTACATTACTAATATTTACCACTCCAGCAAAAATTAATGCGTCTGTTTGAGATCCAAAAGCACCAGCTTTTCTTCTACCAGTATTCAAATCATTTACTTCAGTCCAACTTGTGCCATCCCAAGACTCTGTGTTTGCTATTCCTGGATTAGGTGGTTCACCACCAAAGGCAAGTGCTGATGTATTTGTAGCTCCTGCTCCTGAGAAAGAGTCTCTTGCTGTATTTAAATCATTGACTTCAGTCCAGCTAGAACCATTCCAAGATTCTGTTTGTTGATTTGGAGATATTGAACCTCCATATGCTAAAGCTGATGTTTGTGTACCATTAGATCCAAAAGAATTTCTAGCAGTATTTAAATCGTTTACTTCAGTCCACGATGTTCCATCGTATTGTTCAGTCGCTGCTGTGTTCGGTGGAACGTTACCACCAAATGCAAGTCCAGCTGTTTGAGTGCCTGCTGCACCTAAAGCTATTCTTCCAGTATTTAAATTACCACCCATTGCCCAAGCAGTAGTTAAAGTAGATTTACGAACACGTAGCTCGCCTTCGGTTTCGTTAAACCATACCTGTCCCGCATACGGATTATCAGGATCCGTAGTATAGTTTTTAACTTTACCACCTCTTATACTTTTGTACTCAGACATTATTCTCCTTGTTACTCAGTCAATGTTATGTCAGCTGGTCTGTTGCCTAGTCTTTCATTTTTC